GAACATAATTTAGAAAAAATTCATTTCCAAAAGCACGATTTAAAGATGCAATCAATAAAGAATGTTCTTCATAAAGTTTCTTTTTGTTTAACTTACGATGTTGAGCTTTTGTTTCTTCAAGTAATTTAACACAAAGTTCTTTTGGAAATTCTTTAGTTTCCAATAAATTTTTATAAAGAGATAATTCTTTTGACATTTCCGTGTCTTTTTTAAAAAATGTTTTTAATAAATTAATAGCAATATCTCTTTTTTTGTCGTTGCCGGAAATCGTATTTAGTGTGACTTCACGAACAAGGGTTTCAAAGAGAAAAGCTGTATTCCTTTTTTTATTATGTTTTAACATTCTTCAATCTCTTTTTGAATTTTTATCAATTCATTTTCTTCTTGGGAATAAATAGTGTTGTCTAACAGTGTTCCTTTTATCATTTTACTTTCTTTTAATAAATGCTGTTTAATTGATTCTTCAAGTTTTGAAAAGTTAAGATTCATTTTAATTTGTCTTGACGGCATTCGAGCTATTTCGTGTGTCGCCATTGAATATTGACTTCTAGTATTTGCTCCTAAATCGCGCTTGTCCGACTTGGTTGGAGTGTAGAGCTTGCCGTTCGACTTTGACGTTGTGGTTTGACCATTTTTTAGTTGAATCTTTTCAGAACGTCGTCCCTGTGCGGATCCTGGCGTTGCCAAAAGCATTGAATTGTCATCTTCTGGTTCAGTTGTTGGTCCGGCCGGTTCGCCACCATCGGCTATTTCACCTTCATCGCTAATATCGGGTAATTCCGAATCTTTATCATCAGAACCTTCGTGAGAAGCAGGATTGAATAGATCGTCTATTCCGCCTGAACCTCCGCCGCCTTGTCCGGATTCATTTCCAGGCTCAAGTTCAAGTTTTTTCCGGAATTCAAAATCATGATATTTTTCAAGACGATTTCGCATAAAGTCTTCTGCGCTAAGTCCAAGAATATTTTTTGCAACCCAAAATTCTGATGTATATTGTTCTGGAGCAGATGCAGCAATATCGAATTTAGCCTTCCAGTTTTCTAATTCTTGCATTTCAGCTAATTTAGATGGATTGTTAAGAGACAAATCAAACGAAATCAAATCATCTCCTCTGTATCCTAATACATACAAATGAACATAAGCAATTTTGGTTAATTGTTCAATTATATAACTTTGAAGACGTTGAATGGTTTTAGCAAATCGAATATCTTTTTGAGCAAGAGAACCTTTTTCTTCCTCTGCTCCTTCTCCACGAATTAAATATGATTGAGGAATTTTGATTGCGGCAAACAATTTGTCTTTAATATATTTGATATCATCAATTGCTCCAGTCATTTCTCCAGCAGGTAATGTTTCAATTTTAGTTCCTGAATCTGGTCCTTGAACGGGAATATAAAAATCATCTTCAAGTGACAGAGCATTATATCGTAAATCAACCTTTCCTGTATCTGGATCTACAACTTGATTTTCTTTCATTGATTTTATAACGCTTTGAATATATTGTTCTCTGTCTTCCGGGCTCAATCCTCGAACGTCAAGATAAAACACTCTACGTTCAGATGAACGAACAACGCGATAACCCATCATAGCGTTTTCCATTAAATCCAACATTCGCCATATACGTCTAGCAGGATCTAATACGGAAGTTCCATACGGATTATATTTATCATTACCTAATATACGAAAATGTGCAATCTGCCAATTTTCAAAAACAGTACCACCTGAGTTCCATCTAAATTGAACATAATCAGGATTGTTTGGATCTAGACCTTCAAGACGTTCAACTTCGGCAGTTGGCAAAGCTACAATTCTTTTGATTCCATGTTCAGGCTCAATATCACAATATATAAAAAAATCTCCATATTTAACCATGTTACGAGCCCAACCATAAAGATTGTATTCGATGTTTAATATATTATAAAACAAAGATAAAAGAACATCTCGAATTTCATCTTTATCTGAACGAACATGAAGAATTTTTCGAAATTGACTATGTGTAGTCATTTCGTCAGCATAAATATCTAAAGTAGAAGCTAATATTGGATCGTATTCCATCTGTTCAAAATCACCATATCTCTGTGTTCTTTCAAGAGCACTAAGATATTGACTAGATATGTGTTTAAACATTCTAGAATTTTGGCTTGAACGATGAAATTTGTTTCCAAGAACATCTTTGAAATTTTTTGCGTATTTATCTAATTGTTTCCGGCGAAAATTACGTACACCTTGAGAGTGATAATTTGTTATTGGCCCGGAAAATATTTTATTTAGTTTTTTATAGAGTTCGTGTTCAGAATTTTTCGGGTTGTTTGGGGCTGTTTTTTTATTGGACATTATGAAATCCTAATATTATTTTCAAGAATATAATTAGTTTATTAGCCCTTATATATTCTCATCGCATTTTTACGTTGTTCTTCTAAATTTAACATTGGCATTATTTTTTGCTGTCCATTTATTCTAAAATCAAATGTTTTTTTAGATGAATAAATCATTGGCATCATAGATAAATTAGATTTACTATCTTTTTTACGAACAGACATAAATACCGTGTCTAAAACTACCGTTCCAATTGCTGCTGCCATCACCAAATCATCATTATAACCTTTAGCTGCTTGCGGTTTCATATCCTTCCAAACAAAAGTTTCAATTTCGTTTAAAAAACGTTCAGAAAAAAATTTAATTCTTTTGTTTCGAATCATTTCTTCTAACTTACCAATCATCAATGGTCTTGACGAAGCATTTGTACTAAATCCTGCTGTTGCATCTGAATCAAATATAGCATATTTATAATTAACATATTCATTTAATAGAGATTGTTGACGTTTTTTATAAAAAATATTTTCATATTTTTCTCGTTTAAGATTTTCCAACACAGCATGACCAAAACTTGCATCTTCTACTACAATCATACAATTTCCAAACATTCCGCCAGCGGCCATTAATACTCCAGCAAATAAATCTGTTGTAATTAATGCTTGAAATTCTCCAATTACTTTATCTGTAGTTGCATTAAAAATATGAAATGTTGAAAAATCGTTTGAATCCCCACGAGAAACATCAGCACTTATGAAATATGTATCTTCGGAATTATAATGTTCATATAACCAAAGCTTCTTTTGATATCCAATTTTAGCTATTGGTTCTTGAATTAGCGATTTAAGCCATTCAATATCACTTGCTTGAATTACTGTATCGCCCGAACCAAGAAACGAACATTCATATTCTTGTTTAATTTGTTTTTCAGAAAAGTTTTTAGTTTCGTTTTCAAACCATTTTTGATCGTATTCAGGATGAACAAACCATGGTAATTTAATTGGATGAAAATTGTTTTGTTCTAATTCAGCGCCCACAAAGGTTTTGTGAAACCAGTTACTTTGACCAAAAGGCGAACTTAAAACAATACAACGAACTCCAGAGATTTTATTCTTATCATCATTTCCTGTTGAAAGAGCAGGATAAATAGATGTCCAAGTTTCATCCATGTTATCGATAATGGCCGCCTCATCAACGATTAATAACGAAAGAGCTTCACCACGAGCAGCATCAGCCGTTGTTGCCACAGCTTTAATTTTTGAACGATTTTTTAATTCGAATTCAAGTTTGGAATCTGTAACAACAGTATTTTTATCTTTCATCCAATTAGGAAGACATTCATAAGCTAATCTCACTTTTTTAAGAAATAATGCTGCGCTTCCCTGTTTGTTGGCCATTACAAGAATTGAACGATCGGCTTGAAACATCATCATCCAACAAACATAAGCAGCAGATAATGTACTCATACCAACCTGACGTGATTTACAAATTATAACATATTCATGCTCACGAAAAGCACGCATTACATCTTTTTGAAACGGATATAATTTAAAAGGAACAAGACCACGAGTTTTGTGTTGGACCTTACAATATGTATCAATAAAATGTATAGGATTTCGTCCACATTTTATCAATTCATCACGAATAAAATTTTTGTCTTTGATTTGCCCAAATCCAGATAATGAAGCCATTTAATAAACGAAATTAGTCTTCGTCCTCCAAAGATTCAATACCGGAAATTTCAAATTTTTGAACAGCAACCAATGTATTGCGAATACTA